GCTTTGTTCTTTGAATTTGTAAGACTCTTAAAAGAATGTAAGCCAGATTACTTTCTGCTTGAGAATGTAAAAATGAAACAAGAGTTTCAAGACATTATCTCTGAGCATTTAGGTGTAGAACCTGTGATGATTAATAGTGCTTTAGTTTCTGCCCAAAGTCGTAAAAGATTGTATTGGACAAACATACCTGGAGTTACTCAGCCAGAAGATGAGGGTTTTGTGCTTAACGATATTATTGAAGATAATGTGACTGATTCATTTGCTGCACATAGGGTTAATAAGTTTGAGTCAACAATGAAAGAAAATCCAAAAATTTCAAAAAATGGTATTAATCAACTTAATTCACCAAGTTTTTCACAACATAGAGTTTATGGTACTGATGGTAAAGCACCAACACTTTTAGCAGGTAATTCAGGTGGTGGTAAAGAGCCTTGCAAAATTCAAGTACCTTTAACCCAACCTAAAGATAAAGGTATTGTACTTAAAGATATTCTTGAAGAATCACCAGAAGATTACACATTAATGTCTGACAAGTTTGTAAATAGAAACAAAGATGCTGGTTGTCTTATTGATTCTGATAAACCAAAAGCTAGTAACTTATCTGCTATGGAGTATGTTAAGAATGGCAGACAGGGTGATTACATTAAAAGCGACAAAAAAGGTAGACCTTGTGAACCTAAAGTCTTATTTATTCCTGAAAAGGTTAGGGTTAGAAAACATGAGGTAGATATTGAAGGTTTACAGTATTGTCTTTTAAAGGCTTTAGAAAATAGTAAGAAAACAAAAAAGCAAGTGGCAGAAGAATTAAACGATAAATTTTCTACAGTTGAACATTACTTTAGAAAAGTTGGTAGTGAGTTTTTTAGCATCCCATCTGAGCATCATTGGTTTGAACTAAAAGAGATATTAAATATTGAAACTAATGAGTTTGATGCCTCAATAACTGAGTTTGAGATAAGAGATGGTAGATACGATATGGCTGATCGTGTATATAACCCTGAGTATAAAGCACCAACTGTTGTAGCTAGTAATGTTTCTAAGGTTTTATGTGGTCGTATTGTTGGAAGAAAGATCAACCCAGAAACAGGTAAGAGAGATGACTACAACCCAGACTTAAAAGCAGAGCAAAGATTAGAACCTAGATTAGATGAAAAAACTGGCACATTAACTACAGTCCAAAAAGATAATGTTGTTATCGTAAAAGGTGCGGCTAAAAGAAACCAAGTGACAAAGCGTGGTATTGAGGCTCAGTTAAATATTAGAAAAGATGATAAATCAAACTGTGTGGTTTCCTCATGGTCGCACAAGTTAAATGGTTGTGTTGAGTATAAAGATGAAACACCTGCATATAGGAAACTAACCCCTAAAGAATGTGAAAGGCTCCAAACCTTACCCGATAACTATACTGAAGGCGTATCTAATACTCAAAGGTACAAGGCTTTAGGTAATGGCTGGACTGTGGATGTCATAGTTCATCTTCTACAAGGACTCAAGCAAAGGGTCGCAGCATAATGGCTGAACTTAACATAGACCTACACCCTGCTCAGTTGCAGATATTCAATTCCAAGAAAAGGTTTAAGATTGTTGCTGCTGGTAGACGATTTGGTAAGTCATATCTATCTGCTTGGCTATTATTGATTAAAGCAATTCAGTCTGAGAGTAAAGATGTGTTCTATGTTGCTCCTACCTTTCAACAGGCTAAAGATATTATGTGGGGAATGTTAAAGGATTTAGGTAAGGACCTAATCGCTTCCGCCCACGAAAACACCGCAGTTCTAACTCTGGTAAATGGTAGAAAAATCTATTTAAAAGGAAGTGATCGCCCAGATACGCTTCGTGGAATTGGACTATCTTATGTTGTGCTAGATGAATATGCCTCAATGAAACCTGTGGTATGGGAACAGATTATTCGCCCTACTCTTGCTGATGTTCAAGGTGGTGCTTTATTCATAGGAACACCTGCTGGCAAGAATCACTTCTTTGATCTATATAAAGATGCTATTGAGGATGAAGATTGGGAGGCTTTCCAGTTTACCTCTACTGATAATCCCTTTTTGCCAGAAGATGAAATAGAAGCCTCTCGTAAAACAATGTCCTCTATGTCCTTTAGACAAGAATTTGAGGCATCTTTTGAAACATTTAGTGGTGGTATCTTTAAAGAGGATTGGTTTAAGGTTGATGATGAACCAGAAGAAGGTAGCTATGTAATTGCTATCGACCCTGCTGGATTTGAGGCGATAGAGAAAGAAAGGAACCTTAAAAGGTCAAGACTTGACGAAACTGCCATTGCTATCGTGAAGATAGATCGTGACAAGTGGTGGGTAAAAGATATTCTTCATGGTAGATGGAATATTAAAGAAACCGCTAAAAAGATTCTTTATTCAGCAATAAAAGTTGAATCTGCCACAGTAGGAATTGAAACTGGCTCCCTTAGAAACGCAATACTGCCTTATCTGGAAGATGAAATGCGTACTGAGGGCAAGTGGGTTTCGATTATCGAACTTAGACATGGTGGTAAGAAGAAAAACGACAGGATCACATGGGCATTACAAGGAAGAATGGAACATGGTCAGATAACCTTTAATCCTGATAGAGATTGGAAAGTGTTTATTGGACAACTACTGGATTTTCCAAATAGACTAGCACATGATGATTTGCTCGATAGTCTTTCGTATATAGACCAATGTAGTGTTGCTGATTTTGCACACTCAATAGAATTAGAAGATGATTGGAGGCCAATGGATGCAATTTCAGGGTACTAATTTAGATTTCGATAATTTAAGTGAAGATGAACTTGAAGAGATTGTAGACTATTCTGAAGATGAAGATACCTTCGCAGTAAGATATGCTTTGGCCTGTCATGTAATTGCTAATTTAATAGAAGAGTTTGAACCTGGAGCATTAAGTAATATGGATATGGTGGACTTTACTATTTGTAAAATGCTTATTGATGGGTATATCAGTATAGAGAGAAAAAATGAAAGTATTCATTGATTTGAGCCGATTAAAGCGATTATTATTCTCTACCCTTACTACCCTACTACTTTTATAAGTAGTCCTCTGTAATACCCCTTAAAACCCCTCAGAATCGATATAACTACTTAAAACCCTTATTTTAGGGTATAATATTAGGAGAATTCTTATATAGTTTTATCCCCCCACAATAATACCATTATGCACCCAGAATATTAAAATATGGATAAAGAAACTAAGTACATGGCACTCGCCAGTTGGCTTACCTATCGCCTTGATAGTTGGAGAACCCACAGAGATATAAACTACATTCCCCAATGGGATGAATACTATCGTCTTTGGAGAGGTATATGGCAAGCTAGTGATAGGACCAGAGATAGTGAGAAATCAAGACTTATAGCACCTGCTCTACAGCAAGCGGTTGAATCTTCAGTCGCAGAGCTGGAAGAGGCAACATTTGGCAGAGGAAAGTGGTTTGACATTCAAGATGATATGCTAGACCAAGACCCAAGCGATGCTGAGTATGTGCGAAACTTGTTACAGGAAGATTTGGAATCAACTGGTGTCAAAGATGCTGTTTGTGAAGTCTTTCTTAATGGGGCAATCTATGGAACGGGTATAGGTAAGATAGTCGTGGATCAATCCATCCAACGCTCCCCCTCAGAAGTTCCTGTCGCTGGAACTCTAACTACCACTCGGCAATTAGTCGAATACCCTTCCATAGATATTCGCCTTGAGCCTATATCACCCAAAGAGTTCCTTATCGACCCCTCTGCTAACTCAATAAACGAGGCTTTAGGAGTGGCACATGAGGTAATCAAGCCTAGATACCATGTTGTAGAGGGCATCCAGAGTGGGATTTATCGTGATGTACCCCTTACTGGGAGTTATGACACAGTTAGACTTGGCTATGACCCCGAAACTAAGCAAGCAGATGAGTCAGATTCAGTAAAAATCACCGAATATTGGGGCAAAGTACCTAAAAGATTCCTAAAAGCGAAGGCTGATAAGGATGATTTCGAGTATTCCAAGAAAGATGAGCTAGTAGAGGCGGTTGTTACGATATGTAATGACGAATATATCCTTAGAGTCGAGGAAAATGCCTTTATGATGATTGATAGACCCTTTATTTCCTATCAACATGACATAGTTCCCAACAAATTCTGGGGTAGAGGTGTTTGTGAGAAGGGATATAACCCTCAAAAGGCACTTGATGCTGAAATGAGGGCGAGAATTGACTCTCTAGCACTCACGACCACGCCAATGATGGCTGCTGATGCTACCAGACTACCAAGAGGGATAAAATTCGAGGTTAGACCTGGCAAAACCGTACTAACAAATGGCTCCCCTAGAGAGGCTATCATGCCAATGGATATGGGAACGACAGACCCATCCACATTCAACCAAGTTGCCTCCCTACAGAACATGATTCAGATGGGAACAGGCTCTACTGATACTGGGGCAAGTAATGATACCGCTTCTGGTATGTCGATGCTACAAAGTGCTGCTATTAAACGACAGAAACGCACTTTAATGAACTTTCAGAACACATTCTTAATCCCCCTTATAAATAAGAGTTTATGGCGAAAAATACAATTTGATGTAGACAGATACCCTGTTGTAGATTACAAGTTTGTACCTTACTCAACTATGGGAATCATGGCTAAAGAGTTAGAAATGACTCAAATGGTGCAAATGTTACAAGCGATCCCTAAAGACTCACCTGCTTTCAATGTCATTCTACTGGCTATGTTCCAGAACTCATCCATTCATAATAGAGATCAGATTGTAAATGCTCTTATGCAGGGCAATGAGCCTGACGAACAACAAATGCAAATGCAACAAATGGCTATCGAGTTAGAAATGCAACAATCACAAGCCGATATTCAGAAAACTCTAGCAGAGGCCAATGAGGAACAAGCCAAAGCAATGAAGTGGCAGTCAGAGGCAATGACTAATCAACCTAATGAAATTGACTTCCAAGAGAAGATACTCAAACTTCAAAAAGACCAAATCAATTTAGAGAAGATAGCAGCCGATATTGAGAATAAGCGTAGTGAAACCATGCGTAATATTCCAGAGGTTGAACATCTTAAATCAGAAACAATTTTAAACTTAGCGAAGGCAAGAGAAGCTGGAACTAAGGCAGTAATTAACGGAAACTTTCAATAGACTGAAAACCATCTATGTCAACAAAAGAAGATGAACAGTTTTTAAAAGACAGGTTGTTAATGATGGAGTCAGAAGGATGGCTCGATCTCATTGAGGACTTGAAAAAGATTGAACAGAGTGTTGTTAATTTAGACACGATGAACAATCAAGATGACCTTTTCCATGCAAAGGGTCAGTTGCACATTATAAGATTTATTTTAAGTCTTGAAGATGCAACAAAATTCACGATAGAGCAATCTTAGTAAGACCTTTCTAGGCTCTTTCTAAGACTCCAATCACTTTATAAATTTTCACAACCCCTAAATGGGGCGAGGATGACCATTATGACGATAGTTGTAGATGACGCTGCTTTGGGCGTTGAAAAAAACCAGGCAACAGAAACTCAGGAAAATGTAGTACCAGAAACAGAAGTAGTTGAAGCCTCAATCGAGGAAACCACAGAAGCAACCGAACCTGTTAAAGAGGAATACAAGGCTCCCGACAAGTATGCTGGCAAGACTTTGGAAGATGTAATAAGTATGCATCAAAATTCAGAGTCTTTAATAGGCAAACAAGGACAAGAACTTGGCGAACAACGAAAGTTAGTCCAAAGTTTAATCGAAGCACAAAATGCTACGCAAACTACCACCCCACCAGAAGAAAAGACTTCTTTTGAGGATCAATTCTATTCAGACCCAGCACAGGCTGTCAACTCTGCTATAGAAAACCATCCCGAAGTAGTCAATGCTAGAAAAGAACGACAACAAGTTCAGCAACAGCATCAACTTTCTGTTTTAGAAAACGCATACCCAGATTGGCAAGAAAGAGTAGCCACTAAAGAGTTTCAAGATTGGGTAGGTTCATCTGAAATAAGAACCGAGATGTTTCGCAAAGCGGACTCTGACTATAGACCCGACTATGCCATTGAGTTATTCGATATGTACGACAAGTTAAACATGATTGATAAGACTCAAGAGGTAAAGAAGGAAGAATCTAAAAAACGCCAAGATGCTTTGAAGAAAACCAGTTCTGAAACCCGTTCAAGTGGTGATTCCATAGGTGGCAAGAAGATTTACCGTAGGGCAGATTTAATCAACCTACAGGTAAGCGACCCTAACCGATACGCATCTTTGTCTGATGAAATTCATTCGGCTTATGCAGAGGGAAGGGTTAAGTAATCATACAATAATAGGAGAAAGTTAAATGGCTTTAGGTTCAAACCAAGTAACGACTACTATCGCTGGCAACTTCATTCCTGAACTTTGGTCGGATGAAGTTATTGGCGCATACAAGGCGAACTTAGTGGTTGCTAATGTAGTAACTAAGCTATCTCACAAAGGTAAGAAAGGTGATACTATTCACATTCCTGTACCAGCGAGAGGTTCAGCTAGTGCTAAAGCAGCAAACACACAGGTTACATTATCGGCAGCTACAAATAGTGTCATAAATGTATCCATTGATAAACACTACGAATACTCAAAATTAATTGAGGATATCGCAGAGGTACAAGCACTCGCAAGCATGAGGAAGTTTTATACTGACGATGCTGGCTATGCTTTAGCCACACAAGTAGATGATGATTTAGTTACCTTATGGGAAGGCTTACAAAGCGGAACAGTAGGTGGCTCTGATGCAGCTGCTTGGGAAACAGCCTATATCGGTTCAACTGGTACTACTGCTTATACTGGTAACTCCAGTAATGCAGCAGACATAACTGATGCAGGTCTTAGGGCATTGATATTGAAACTAGATAATGCAAATGTACCGATGGATAATCGTTCTTTGATTATTCCACCAATCGTTAGTAGCGATTTGTTAGCACTTAATCGCTTCACAGAACAAGCATATATTGGTTCTG